GTAAAAAACGCTGTCTCCCCTTTTGACAACTTCAAAGCAACACCATCTAACGTTATATTGTTGGCAAGCAAATTAACAAGTAACATTTTATCCCTCCTTCTTCTTTACGAATGTCCTAAAACATAGTACGTTTGACCATCAACGGTAATAGTTTTTTCACTGTATCGCACTCCATCGACTTGAAGAACATTCGTGTTTAACACAGAATTTCCGCTTTGGGCTTTATAAAAAGACCCTGCTTCTATTCCATCACTGCCAGCCAAGCTAAATCCTGATGCTTGATATGCCTTATTGGAATATAAATAATTTCCATTCATATTTATTGTGGCAGTCCCAAGCTTTAAAGAATTGCTAATTGTTTGATTCGTTACAGTTAATGCACCATTAAAAATTTTAAACAATTGTCCAAATTCAACAAGGGGCTGACCTTCTGCAACAATGACTGGAGTTCCGTTTTGTTGAACAAACATTCTAATTGCACTATTGCCCGAAGAATCATTAAGAAATATACCGTCAGAATTAATCCATATATAACCTCTATTATTATTTTGCTTAACAACTACATTACCATTTGTCATGTTAATAGATATAGTTCCGCTTACATCTTGCAATGTCCCTGACTTAATCAGATCAGCATTTAAAGATCCTGACTTAATCAGATCAGCATTTAAAGTTCCGCTTGTAATAAAATCAGCAACAAATGACCCGTCAATTGTCCATGCTGTGGTATATCTTCCCGAATAACCGGTTGTCGAAAAACCTATACCGTTTTTATTGAGCCTTATAACATTCTTAGCGGTCAACTTTGAGTCTGTGTCCATTATCAGGATTTCTTCCGGGTAGCCTGTCTCATCATTGGGCGAAATTACGACATATCCTCCCAGACCGCCTGTAATTAGCTCTGTGGCTTTATCAATTGCTTTTTCTCTTTCGGATTTTTCTGCCACAAGTCCCGATTCAACCGTTGTAACCTTGTTTAGTGTGGTTGTAAGTTTTTGTTTAGCGTCGCCAAGCTCTATTGAATTGTATTTTTCCGCTAAAGAATCATAACTGTAAGAAATCACCTCAGCTAACGCATTAACACCTAATTCCTCATACAATACTGTCACGAAATCACCCAACTTGACTTTTTCAAGCGCCGCTGTCGTTGCATAATCTTTACTTTGCCACAGCTGAATAAAATCGACCTTGATGTTGTTTTGTATCTGGTAAACTTTGTTCTTATTCACATATTCATTGGCTTTAGTTCTTAGCTTTGACTCGGTAATCGTTTCACCCTTTTCAAATTCTCTCGAAAGGTCAAGAATTAATGTCCTTTTTTCTCCATATTGATTGGCATTATTTAATTCAATGGTTTTTTCGGTTAGTGATTTATATTTTCCGCTATCAGTAATTGCATAAGGATATACGCTTGAATACACACTTTGGATATCCAATTCTGCATTAATGCTTTTTAGGTTTTTACCATACTGTATTGTAACGCCTTTATCCTGTCCACGATTAGATGACAGTTTGATATTGAAATTATCAAATTCAAACTCTCCGCCGTACAACTGATGTATACATCCCTCATCATCTCCAAGCCACTTTCTTACAGATTTTGGCGTTTGTGAAACGATGTTTTTTGTGCCTCCGACTGTTGCATTGACAGTAAATTGGTGTCCATATACCGTATGCGTTAAAATTTGATTCAACGCATAATTGGCACTTACCTTCAAAAGGTCACCAAAAGGCTCAACCACCAGCATATTAAGGTCATATGATATGTGCTGACAATAGAATTTCACAATGCCATTGATTGCCTTGCTTGATTTGTAAATCCGAAATAGCTGTGGCTGTGAAACCTCATTAGCTTGAACTTTAATTATCCTGTCGGCGGTTATTTTTTCAAAATTTACACCGGAAATGGAATATGAGAATTCACACTCATATTTCCCATTTAGTTCTTCATTCACTGTGCATGATAAGCAGTCGGACAAGATCGCAATACCTATCGACTGAAAGTTTTGCTCATTTTTTTCATACAGTATCGGGTACATTATATCCTCCTCCATCTCGGGATGATTGATAATCGTGTGGTATTACCTATAAGCTCAAAGTTGTTATTTCCCAATTGTAACTGAGGGAAATATAACCCTGTTGTCGTGTAGCTCCCTGCGAATGGGTTTCCATCTTGCCGTGTTATCTGCATTTCTTCACTGTCTATTATTATATAGTCAATGTTGCTTGCGCTACTCATGTCGAAAATTCGATTTACGCCGTTAAGTTTAAATCCACAATTGGAAGTCCTACCATATAGATATAGAGTCGGCAATGAGCTGAACTGCTCGGGATTTTCGATCTGCAACGTTTTGGATTTTGTGGCGTATATATTATAAACATCGGAATCAACGCTGTATCTATACGGTTTACAGGAGAAAGTGATTTGACTCGTGGCGAAATTAGTTGATTTAGTCTCCCATGACAAACCGCCCTTAATATAGCCCCTTCTGTAATAGTCTGGGTCATAAGTATCTTGCAGTATATAATATTTTCCCTGAGCATTATAAACCCATTCATTAAATCTGTTTATTGCTGTCGCCATGTCAATATTTCTGTTTGAGTCTATAATGCGCCCTGCGGCTATAGCAATGCCGTAACTGATATCTATATTCTTATAATTGCCCTTGTCAAATATAATATCGCCGTCTCTGCCGGGTACGCTTACGACTTCAATTTCCCTTTCAGGGGCATTATATGACTGTTTGTTTCTAATTAGTATTCCATAATCCAAGCTGATTTCGCCGTTAAATGTAAAATAGTTAAGCATATACTGCCCCCTCTCTCACAGTTTTTTCGTTCATTGTCTCAAGAATCATGTCGGTCAATGTTTCAATGTCTTTGTCAGTGTTATTAATAAACTGGTCAATATTTAACATTATTGTCCAACCGCCATTCCTGCCGCCTTGACTTTGAGCACCGACACTTGACGGCACTGTTGTTATGTTACTATCAAAATCAAGGTCATTTTCCATATCATCTTTAATGTCGCCAATTTCGTCTTTCCAGCCTTCCCCAAAACCGAGAGCAACATTTTTTCCTATTCCTGCAAACACACGGCTCGGGCTATGGATTCCGAGAAGGTTTTTTGCACCGTCAACAATACTGTTAATACCATCATTCCACCAACTCGTAAGATTATTCCATGCACCTTTAAGACCCTTTAACAGACCATCAATAACATTTTTTCCTATGCTCCCCCAATCTGTGTGGATAATTTGGTTCGCCATGTTTCCAGTCAGAGTTATTAGGGCTTTAATGATATCCGGTCCTGCTTTGATTATGCCTTGCACTACTGCTAATAATAGCTTAAAGCTTGCAGTTATAATCTTCGTGAGCACTTCGGGCTTTGTTAAAGTTTCCTGAATGTTTTTAGTCAACTGCACAACTACATCAACAATTTTTTCGAGGTTGTTAACAATGCCCTCAACAATTGCAAGAACAATATCAAGGCTTGCAATGATAATTTTAGATAGGGTGTCTGGGTCTGTAATGGTATCAACAATCAGACCTATGCATTTTATTATTGCAGGAATAAGCTTAGGCATAGCCTTTGCAAGACCTGTCAATAGCGTTGTTAAGATTGTCATTCCTGCTTGAACTATTTTCGGGAGATTTTCAACTATATAAGTTACAGATTTAGTTACAAGGGTTGTTATAGCCTCACCAATTTTATCCGCATTTGTAATTAACGCTTGAACTACACTTTCGAGGATTGCCACAACACTATCAATCAGCATCGGCAAGTTCTTATCAAGAAATTGAGGAAGTCGGTCAAGTAATTCAGGAACGAGTTGCTCTATCAATTGTCCAATTCCGGTTAGTGCGGCTTCAACTGACGGAAGTATCTGATTAATTAATCCTTCGCCCTCACCCTCGCCAACAATAGCGGTGATAAGGTCTTGTATGGGTTGTGTAATATCTTCATCCGGATTAGCCAATGCAATCAACAAGTTTTCCCATGCGGCTTTAGTCATTGCTATTGAGCCTTGAATTGTCTTTCCGGCTTCTTCTTGTGCATTACCAGTAATTCCTAATTGCTCTTGCAACTTATGAATTGATTCAATGACCTGTTCAAATGTCATATCGCCGAAAGACTGCATAGATTCATCCACAACACCAACATCTTTAGCAAGCTGTAACATAGACGTTTGAGTGCCACCATAACCGACTTTCAAATTGTCTAACATGGTTGCGTTACCTCTTGCAAGTCCCATGTAAGCGTTCATTACAGACGTCATATCTGTACCCATTTTTGAAGCGTTATCCGCAATATCTTTAATAGCTTCATCGGTCAATTCAGCGGCTCTTTGCTGAATTTCCGGTGTGACATCCATTTTTGCCGCTTCTTCTGCTGTTCTTTGCGCTGCTTCAAGCTTTTTGGCGTTCGTTTCTTGCAGGATTTTCAGTTGCTCTTCTTGATTCTCACGGTATGACTGCAACTCCTCTTGCTGTGACCTTTGCATGATTTTAAGCTTTTCGCTTTGCGATTCAGATAACGCTTTTTGCTCTTCTTTTTGTTGCTTTTTAAGTGCTTCGGTTTCCTCATTTTGGGACTGTTTAATTATTTCAAGTTGATTAGATCGGCTTTCCTTAATTTGATTTGTTCGCTCGTCAAACTCGGTTTTTGCGGCTTCTCTCTTAGCATTGGCTTCTTCTTTGGCACTGTCTTTTTCAGCTTTCAGGTTTTCGATTCGCTGCTTTCTGCTTTCTTTTTGCTTTTCTTCTGCAATTTCCGCGTCATATTCTGCCAATTCTTTTTGAGCTTTTTTCCGTGCTTCGTCAGAATTAGCAATTGCTACTTCTCGAGCTAATTCATTACGTTTCGCATTCCTTGCTTTCTCTTTTTCTGCGTTTTCGTCTGCTTTCTCGGCATCCTCAATAGCTTTGATTTGATTATCAATGGATTTAAGCCGGTCATACTCTTCTTTATCGATGACTTTAAGAGTTTCCATGTACTCTTTGTTGACTAACTCTAATTTTGCATCTGTAACTTTTTCAAAGCTTTCAATTTGTTTTTCGTGAGCTTTGTTAAGTTCGTCCTGTTGCTTTTGCTGGCTTTCTTGAAGGGCTTCTGCCTCTTGGCTGAATTCTTTTTGAACGGCTTCAAGTCTATCCTGAAAAGCATATTGCAATTGTTGATACTGCTTGTCATAAGCTTTTTTTTGCGCTGTATATTGAGCGTCATACGCCGATTGCATAGCCGCTGTACTTTCTTTTACAGTGCTATTGTTTGTTTTGGTTAAGCCTTGAATTAGAGTAGCAGAAAAAGATGTTGCAAGTTGCATATATTGATTGGCAGACATTTGAGCGGTTTTAAATGCGTTCTTTGCGTTTGCAACAACCGTGTCTGCCGCAGACCCGAAAAGCGTTTCAATACCGCCGACAAGTTGTTGATACTCACTATATCTTGATACCGCATCGGTTGTAATCTTTGTGACTGCGGCAGTAACAGCTGCAAATGCCGCCGCTCCTATTTTTGCGGCTACTGATAGCGCTGACCTAATCCGTCCTCCTGCTTTTTCCCAATGTGAAGCCGATTTTTCGGATTTCGTTTTATGGTCTTGTTCTTGTTCACTTGTATTCTTTTTAGAATTTTCCGTTGTTTCCTCGTCTGACTTTTTCCGCCTATCGTTTGCTTCGTTGGTAGAATTAACTATGTTTTCATTTGATTTTTCAACTGCTTCTTCTTTTTCGGCTTCTGCCGCCTCTGTTGCTTCTGCCGCTTCTTGTGCCGCTTCTGCTTGACTTTGTGCGGAATTTTGAGCAGCTTCTGTTTGTGCCTGAGCTGCGTTTTCTGCGGCTTCTGTGGTTTGCCTTGCTGTTTCCTGCGCCGCTTGTGCCGCCTGCTGTTGGGCTTGCTCAACTGCTTGTGATGCTGATTGTGCTGCCTGAGTTTGTGCCTGCGCTGACTGTTGTGCCGCCGTCTGTGCCGCTTGTGAAGCCTGTTGCGTGGCGTTACTCATGTTCTGAGCTGTCTGCTGTACGTTTTGCACGCCTTTTTCAAATTCTGAGCTGTCAAAAACGACCTTGACAAACAAGTCAAGTAAATCCATGCTTATTCCTCCTTTCTTTCAAAATCACGTTTAAACTTATCTAACAAGCGTTTTTTCGCTTGTTCTGCTGTTCCTTTTGGCTTTTCTTCTTTTTTTGGTTCGACAATTTCGCTGTAACTCTTAGTAAGAGAACGCCCTCCAACGGCTTTAGCGGTGTTCTCGCCGATTATTTTTAAAGCTTCTGTTATATATATCTTTAGCGTTTTCTGCTCCGATATAGCCTTATATTGTGAAAGAACGTATTGAGATATAAAATCCTCTCCGAATAGCTCAACTTTGTTGTAGTCAATTGTTGTTAAGATGTCAGAGTATCGATCAGCCCCGAGTTCACCAATTTGGTAAAAAAATCCATAACCCTTTTGCTCCCAAGCAACTCGAAAACAACGTCATAAAATTCTGAAACTTCCATGTTTTCGGCTTCTTTTTCGGTCTTAAAACACATAAGACCGATAACCTTTACCGTTTTGTCAACGTTCTTTTCGAGGCAATTATCAAGAATTTCCGAAAGATTCTTTTTGCCTTGATTTCTTATGATTTCGGCTTTTTCTTCTTCTGTTTCCTCGCCTGTAAATTTAGGTATTTTTTGTCTTATGTTTTTAATGTCTGCTGCGATAAATAGTCCCTCAACTTCGTGTCTAATCTTGTTTGCCTGTTTGAGAAATTCTTTCAGCGTGCAGTTTGCAAGCGTTTTAATTTTTGGGCTATTATCAAGGTTTATTTCTGTAATCTCCATTATCTCACCTCATGTAATAAGGACAGCTAAACACCATTGAATGTTTAACTGTCCTCTCTTTCTTAATTTTAAATTACTTTTAACCGCCTGTTGACGGTGTTCCCTTTTTTCCCTCAGATACATAAAACTCCATCGGCATTGTGTCTTGATCGTTAATAGACACATGACCTGTAAGCGTGAGCGGAATTGTTCCTTTTCCATCCTTTGTGGTTTGAATTGAAAAACCGTCTGTTGAAAGTGCATTAATCAACCTAATTGCTACCCATCCACCGTCAAGCCTGTCTCCGACCCACCATATATCCGAAAAATCGCTGTCTTTAAGCTCTCTGCGTGGCACAATCTTTGTTTTTGCTGCGTTTATATCAGCCGCACCAAGTGCAAGCTTGATAAGCTCGGGCGTAGTGTCGTAAGCTGTTGTTGACATTGTGCAAGTCCATGAATTGAGTTGCTTGAGTTCTTTTGTGTTATTAGGAACATTGTCAATGTCCTCACCAAAATCGGTGTACTCAGCAGCACAACTCGGATTAATGCCGCCTGTCGTCATGCAGATTATCTGTTCATCTGTAGGCGTTGCCGGACTTTCGGGGTTGAACGAATTAAGCAGCATTCCTGCATTCGTCTGAATTGATGCAAACGCCGTACTTGATACTTTTGTGAACATTCCCATTTTTCAATTTCCCCTTTCTTTTTGTTAATTATTTTGAAAATATTCTGCTGATACGTTAATCAGCATTCTTTTTATGTTGTTTTCAATGTCACCCATTCGTTGACCGAACGGGGAACCTCTCTTAATCCATATATATCCGTTGTCGGTTATAATTACTTTACCGCCTTGAGTTATTCCCTCAGATATTTCGTGCATTTTTTGAGTTATTTTAATCCATGATGTAGATTGATACCACAAATTGGCTACCATTGAAACTTGATTGTCAAAGGTATCATAAGTCAATGAATATGTGATATACGGCAATGCCGCATCATCGGGGACACTATTTTCATCATAAGCGGTTAAGTTGAAACTTGACCAAAAAGCGTGAATTGCTTGCTCTGCTGTCATTTTTATTCACGCCCCTTTTTGCCTTTGATATATAACTTTGACGGCTGAACCTCAGTCCCCACCGTCAGAATGTTTGTACCGTCAATCGTGCCGATCTGTATGCTTGTATCTGCCATACTTACAGACTCGCCCTCATAAACAGGCTCATCAAGAAAAATATTTATAGTTGACGGTTCGTGAAATGGTTCGTATTCTGTAGCTGACTGTGATAACTCGACCTGTATCGTTGTACTATCGTCCCAAGCTGTGTTACTTTCATTGCGAAACGCTAAAGATACATAACTGTCATTAGCAAGTGTAAATGTATATTCCTGAGTGTATTTACTTCCTATAGGGTTAGATCTATAAATATCTGAGGTTATATAGCGAATAATAAGCACGGAAACACTACAGCTGAATGTGTATGTACCAGCCGAAAGATATACTTTGCATGATTTATAATTGCCAGATACTCCACCTATTGATGTCATTGTGGAATCAGTGTAATATCCGCTGAAAAGCGTCCCGTCAAATTTATTTTTTCCGGCAATCGTCACCGGAATAACATACTTTCCGCTGTTCTCGTCATAATCACCAACGCCCCCGACAGCACCATAAAACCGGTAATTTTTCAGTGCTGAACCGTCTGCCGTAAACGTCAAAGGCGGCACACCTTCAACCTCAAAATCAACAATATCCGGATAATTATTCCAGAAAATTTCTTCTTTTGTTATCGGTGTAGGTGTTTCAATTTCCATACCAGCAGCTCTTGCAAGAAAATGTTCAAGCCGTGTGATTGGCGTTGGTATTTCAATGTTACGCCCTGCAATTTTCGCAAGATACATCTGATATCGCGTTAAAGGTTCAGGGGCTTGCACCGCTTCTCCTAAAATTTCAGCAAAAAAGAATTCTTCTTCTGATATTGGTTTTTCGGGTGTCTCATAATCGTTATTCCCGACTATTTTGTTTAGATATAATTCTTTTCGTGTAATTGGTTTCAATAGTGCTGCCCCCCTTCCTTTTTATTCAACATCATTTGCTGGCAATGTATAATCTTCAAGCCGTGTTGTTTTCATATCAAGAGTTGACATATCAGGGGTAGGAACACCGTCAATGTCTGTTGTTCTAAATATTTTTCCGTCTTTAACTCTTCTCAAAATGGTTTTAGGCGGTATATTTAGGTTTTTAGGGTATGCGAATGTATATATTCCTGTTACACCTTGCTTTTGGGCTATTTGTCCCTCGATTGAGGTGTTTAAAATCAATACACCCTCAAAAGTAAGCCCCTCGACAATCGTGTATTCTTGACCGCCTATTCCGTCACTTGTTAAGTTTCGATTAAGTACGACATATTGTCCGAGAATACCCTCTTCTTTTGCGTAATCTCCAAGCAATGTTCCTTTAATATTCATTCTGCATATTCCTCTTTTACATTTTTCTGTACGGTGCTAATCTTGCGCCGAAAGCACCTTGCCACGTCCCTGATTTGTCTGTTGTAGTATCGTTGCCGCCTGAGCTTTTGGAATAGCTATAAACACCCGGTACACTCTCGGATGTAAATGGTGACATTGCCACGCTGTCAGCACTTGCATACTTTGTTTTCCACGTTTCTATTTCGTCAAGCAAAGCAATAAATGGTTTTGGTAATGCCATTCCCCATATTGCACCATTGAATGTTTCATCTGTAAGAGTGGTAATAGGGTATTGATAAACGCCGTCATTCAAAGTACTGCCAACTATTCTGAAATATTGACCAACTTTCAGATCATATGTTTCGGATAATGCTCCATTAATAATTGAAACATTCCCAAAATATTTAGGTTGATTCCTGTCAAACCAATTTTTCAGATAGCTACATACTTCAAATATAGTGTTTTCACTCGGCATTTATTTCATCCCTTTTTCTTAGTTGTTTTAATTGTTTTTGGCTCATCTATCGGCTCAATCAACGCTATTCCTTGCTTATTATTAATGCTTGCAAGCTCTTTTATTCTTTTCTGTGAAGGGGTCAGCCCATCACGGGGATAGGTTGACCCAGTTTCATAATAATAATTTTCGTCCTGCAAGTCATTAAAGTATCTTAATACCTTATACTTAATCATAATTAAGCACCTGCCGATACAGTTACAATGCAAGTATCTTTATAAGTCTTGCCGCCAACTGTGATAGAAGCTGTAATTGTCGCAGTTCCAGCCTTTACGCCTGTTACAGTGCCATTAGATACGGTTGCAACGGTGCTGTCAGAAGAAGCCCAGGCTACGGTTGCACTTGACGGATATACATCAGGAGTAAGTGAAGTTGTACCTTCAACTGCTACCGTTGCTGTAGTCTTATCAAGCTTAACATAAGCTCCGATAGTGCCCTTTACAACGCCCTCAGCATACTCTACAAGGATTGTAATACCGTTAGCAACAAGTGTTTCAGCTTGCATTCTGTTGTTAGTGGGATAACCTGAGTTAATGCCGATATATTCAAGGTCGCCTGTTGTGAGGTTAAATGTCCTTGCAATATCGCCGCTCATTGTCAGATAATACATTATGAAGTTTTCTTTCGCTGTTGCAACAAATGTTCCTTTATCAATGTTGCTTGACATTATTACCGTACCAAGTCCAAGAAAATCTTCAATATAATTCATTCCAAATGCGGTTTGGGTAGTAATGTTAGCTGCTCCAAGATAAGCCGAGACATCAAGAGGATTTACAAAATAAACAGGTTCTACTGCATCGTCCTCAAACTTCACTTGAAGTTGTCCCCAACCGTCGGCAAGTGCAGATTGAAGATCAACACCGCCTGCGGTTGCTGAACCTGTTATAGTTCCGTTGATAAAGTTGAATAGATTAGTTCTAATACCCTTTTGAACGTCTCTCAACATTGCTGTATCTGTGTCTCTAACAGCCGCATCATAGCCCGACTTCATAATAGCTTCAGCAGTTACAGCCTTTCTCCACTTATTCAGTGTGATTGTGCCTACCGGTGTTTTTTCTGTCTCATATTCAGAAAGAGGGATAATCTCGCCCTCATCAACTGCGCCGCTTTGAAGTGTGCCAGTTGTTTTGTACATATATAGCGTTGTTCCTTCCATCATAGGAATACGCCTTGTAACACCTATTACTTCAAGCAACTTTGCAAGTGAATTGTGTTCAAATCTTCTTGTGAAGTCCAGCTCACGCACACGCTTCATATTATCTTTGACTACAAGATTATTTTCCGCTGTAGTTTCAACATTAGGCATTTATTTTTTCTCCTTTCTCACTTAATACCAAGTGATTCCATATTTTCAAGCATTGCTTTTTGACGTTCTCCGTCATCTTTGATCTTGTCAATGTCATCCCAAGTCAACACTTTTTTGCCACCTGCATTCGGAGGCGGTATCTGAGTGTCTACGCCTCTGGTTTCCACACGGCTTACAAGCTTAGAATAATCGCCTTTGAGAAGTTCATCAAAAACTTTAATGTCCTTGATTTTGCCCTTTTCGTCAAGCTCTGCTGCATCAATCTCAGACTTTATGCCACGCATAGCAATTGACATATTATCGTCATTAATGCCTTTTGATTTAAAATATTCCCTTACTGCCTTTTCTTTGGCGGCTTTGGTTTCTTTTGCTGTTATCTCGCCCTTGTAGCTTTCATATGCGGTCTTTTCATTTTCGTACATTTCTTTGTACTTTTCGCCGTTTGCAATGGTCTGTTTAGCTGTTTCAAGCTCACCTTTGTATTTTTCAACCTCAGCTTTCAACTTTTCCGCATTTTCAACATTGTTTTCAGCTACTTCAAGTTTGTCCTTTAAACCGCTGATTGTGTCCGTGTGCATCTCAATCACGCTGTCAATCTGTTCATCCGTCAGACCCATTGCTTTTAGTGCTTTTCTTGTGAGTGACATAATTAAATTCTCCTTTTCTTCGGTGTCGTTACTTTGACATTTGAATTTTTTCAACAAAATACAAAAAAGCCGACAAACACATTTCTTCGTGTTCATCGGCTCGTATGCTCTCGGCATGATAGCTCTATTATTCAATTTTAGGCTGTAAAATGCTCATTTTTTTGCAATTCCGGCATTTTATTTGAATTTTACCACCTGATATCGTCATATCAGGCGTTTTATACGCCAGTGTTTTCCTGCAATTTTCGCATTTTATTGGAATAAATAATAATAGCTCTGTATTTTGTTGATCTTTATTCAAATACTATCACCTTTTCACGCTTTTGTCAACTGTTTTTGTTAGTTTTTTAGAATAGTTTCAATTATCTTTTTGTACTCGTCTCGGTAATTTTGCATTGCATTTGTTAAAAATCGGTTAGGCTTCATACCCTGTGTCATATGTGCATCTAAACCTTTTGATCTAAGAAATGCAACAACGCGCCGCGCCTGTGCTTCGGTGTATCTCTTTCCGTGCGCTGATATCTTGCTTGAAGTGCTACCTTTAACATACACCCACCATCCGTCTCCTGTGCTTCCATTTGTTGCATATTTGCCCGTACCTTCGTGAACATACACCGCATAATAAGTATTACTACCTATATAAACCGCATTTTCATCATTTTTAACTTTATGAGTAATGCTGTTTCTTAACAATCCAGTATCAACACGGCGTGGCAAATTTTCAATTTCAAGTTTTGCGTTTCCTTCGGCTTGCATACCAACGGCTTCAAGTGCAGTTTTTAATTTTTCGCCAAATTCCTTTTTAAATTCTTCCGTGTTATCTTGAATTTCAATCTTGATCTCCATTTTTAAGCCTTTCTGCGTTGTACTTTATTTGTTTTGCTTTACTCCATACTTCACGGCTTTGTTTCCATTCATCATAAGACATATTGTTTACGCTGGGGTCTTTTCTGATATCGTAATTCTGTATATCCTTTTCAAGCCCCTTGAATTGCGTAATATAAGTGCATCTACAATTATAAAGTAAATACGGCTTTGCGCTCATGTCACCCGGGTACATAATTTCGTCACCGTCAACAACAAAAGGCTTGTCAATAGGCTGTCGCTGCCCGTCAAGAAATCTATGTGCGTGACGTGTACGCATGTCAAGAGTAGCGACCCACACTTTAGTAATATTTATTCCTTTCTCTGTGGCTCTCTCAGCTGCCGCCTGACGTCCTGCATTCTGTACAGAGGTCATCATAGTTCTTGCATTTCTTACAGCGGCAGCGGCATCTTTATCTCCTACCGTCTCAGCTAACCTTTCAGCAATTTCGGGTATACTCTCGCCTTGTAATATGCTCTGTGTTGCGACTGACTGTATCTGTTTTTCATCCCACAATTTAGCTTTACCCTCTGCTATTGCTTTCGCTGTTTTCTTCCCAGGTGGCGGTAACATCTTAGGATTGTCAACTATTAACCGTTTAATCGTTGGCTCATCGTATAATGTAAAAGCCTTGTTTATTTTCACGTCCGACATTTCTTTGATAATCTCAGCAGCTTCTTTTTTCTGCATGGTTCTTTTAACATCTGTGATCACCTGTGATTTTACAAGCTTTCTTTTTGTCGTTTTTTCAATAACCTTGCCTGTTTCCTCGACCTTTGTAACCTTTATTTTTAAAGGTTTTTTCTCCACCTCAGAAAAAAGTATTGTTTCAATAACTTTTTTGTCAATAAGCTTATACCCTGTATCAACCGCCGCGGCTTTTTCGATAGTGTAAGTAATATAATCATGGTTCAAAGCATACACCGCCGGCAGTGTTTCAGCGGTCATAACCTTTGCAACTTCATTCGCATTGACGTATATATCAGCCAATTCATTTCTCAGATTCAGCCATCGTTTACCGACAATTATCTGCCCCGTTCGCCAATTCTTATATTGCTGTTCTGTGACTTCTCCATTTAATAGCATTTCTTTCCATGTTTTATCTTTTTCGATAAAATCTTCAAGATATTTTTTTAGCTTCTTTTTGACTTCTTCGCTTGCTTGTTTAAACTCTTTTTTTATCTTTTTTTCAAGTTCAAGCAATATCAAATCCGTCTGATCATGTGCTATATCTGACATAATCAATCACCATTCTTTTTTAAAGCTTCATTTATTCTGTTTTTAGCTATCTGAAAATAGTTTTCGTCAAGCTCTATTCCGATAAAATTACGGTTTGTATTTACACACGCCACTCCTGTACTGCCCGACCCCATACAGTTGTCAAGGACTGTTTCACCCTCGTTTGTGTATGTCTTTATGAGATACTCCAGCAAATCAACGGGCTTTTGTGTCGGGTGTACGGGCTTATCTTTGGAGCAGTTGCATTGTGCAAATTTTATCACATCAACAGGATAACGGCTTCCGTCCTCACAAATTGTTTCACACAAATCCTGTTTTCCATAATTTGTACTTGATTTATTATGTATTGCACGATGATATTTGTGTCCGAATGTCTTTTGCGGATTATAAGTCGGAAGTTTATCGTAAAAAATCAAGATGTTTTCGTGTGCTTTCAACGGCATTTTGTGAGAATTTAAATGCCCTGTTCCTTGTGCTTTTTGCCATATCCATTCATAGCGAAATTGCTTTCTGTTTGCTTGTATCAAATCAGTTGTAAAGGGCTGTTGAGAAAATAGTGCTATTACCCCACCGAATTTCACTAATTTTCGATATTCGGCAAAAAGCACTTGCAAATCAATCTTTTTATCCCATTTGTTCATCGTTGTTCCATCTAATAAGGCAAATCACATAGTATTAAATCTATTGATTTGTCAGGAATTGTTTTCATAAGTTCTAAGCAATCTCCATGCATTAATTTGTGTTTTGCCATAAAATCACCTCAATTCGTTTTCAAGCTCGCTGTCAATTCGGTACAACTCTTTAACAAGTCGGTGAAATAATGTTATATTTTCGACTGCCTGATCTACCGCCACAAAGGGCATTTTATCAACCATGCTAATTAATTCAAGCAGATGATCTCTGTATTCTTTTTTTGTCATTCCTTTGTGTTTCAGTTTATCTATATCAAGCATTATCTTCACCTACGTTTTCTGTCGGCTCTTCTCCTGTTTCTTCCTCTGTCTCGCCTTGCTGTGATTGTTTTACAGATATATTATACCTTGATAATTCATCAGCAACTTTTTGATTAATAATATATTCGGCTTTGTCTCCATCACCGAGTAATTCAAGGATTTTTGTTGTAACGTATTCATCTGTGAGTGCTGTCGCGGATTGTAAGAGTATTTGAATCATTTCAGATACATTAATCAGCATTGAGCGTGTAAACGTTGGTGTATCTTCAATAGATATCACTTTCATAAGCCTTTCAAGAAATTCTATAATCTGATATTCAAACTGATTAGCCGCCATATCCATCTGTTCATATGCTGCTTTGATTTGCGTTGCTGTTACCGCTCCTGCTTGAATCTGATCTATGTCAAGGGCGTTAAAGTCCTTATAGATATCTCTCTCAATTCGAGTAAGAAGTTGTTCTCTTCCGTCTATCTGAGGATTAACTGTAACCGGTTCTACTTCTTGATCGCCTTCAATGTTTACAACCTTTGATTGCTTTAACCTTTGAATAAATTTAGCAGCCTCGCCATCATCAAAACCACCTGCTCCTTTGAGAATCCAGAAGAATAACGCATTATCCATATCGTTGGCATACTCATTCTTAATCATATCATAACAATCTATATGTTGCCGCATACCAATAATAGCAGATTGTTTGTATTCATTTGCGAAAAACGGCACAATCGGAAATGAAGGGTAATTTTCACCGTTGTATATCATCCCTTCGTCTATTCCTGATATCGTCACCCTCTGCGTGTACGCTCGTTTCGGCTTATATACACGTCCCTCAATAACCTTTTTGCCTCTTTCTATTCTTTCATTCCATATATACTCTGTATAACCGTTTTCTTCGTATAAAGTAGCCCTTAGCGGCTTACTGCTATCTACCTGTACCCATCTGACACCTGCTCTAAGACTACCGTTTTCTTCATCATACAGCGGCGCAAATTCAGTTATTTTGAAAACCTCTAAATGATCGTAATTCCAAAACCCGAACGATACACCACCGTCAATTCCTGCCTTACATAGTTTTTGCAACTGTGTATCAAAATCTTTTCCGAGTTTATCCTCAATCCCTGTCGGTGCTGATAATTGATATTCATAGTGATATTCAATCTTGTTATCCTTCACGCTGTCCCATACAAGCTTTCTTGTTGCTCTTGGTGTTCCTTCGGGCACTGTAACAGTAACACCTGTCCACTTCACACCATTTGATAAGCTGTATTGATTTCTCTGAGTTGTCAAACGGTTATAGAAATTACTGCACATTTTATATGAAGGGCTGAAATAATCGGGGATAACCCGTCCTGTTACGTCAACTATTGTTTTTTGATAATTGACAATCGTTGTATTCTGTTGTTTATCATACTCTTCGGCAATTTCAGCTGTTTTATATTCTTTGCTTGACCGGTGTTGAGTAATGCAATTCATAACAAAACCAATGCGGTCATGGTCGTTTTCTCCAATGTCAATTAAATCTTGATATGTGTACAATAACTATCACCTCAATTACATTTTCCGCAGCCTATAACCTCAAAATCCTCTACATCTGACATAGAGTAACATTCACTTTTGCCACTTGTTACAACGGTTAATAGCTTTTCACCTGTATTGTCATTATTTGCCGTGAACACCTCCAAAATCTGAGTGTATTCCTTTACTTCCTGATTCTTTATTTTAAGTTTGAATACCATTATTTTTCCCTCACAATCTTTATTATAGGTTTTATTTTAAATTTGTGTTTTTGATTTCCAATGACTTTATCACCTATAGTAAATTCATAATTGATAGTATGAACTTTTAACGCAAACTGTAATACCATAATGTATTTCATAATTATAGCAAGAACCAAACCTTTAAAATTTTTATATTCAAGCGTACATTCGACTTTTTGAACTTTTGGCAATTTCACATCTTTATTCCCCCGTATACGGTGTTCCGTCTGCGTTTAGCATTACCGTTAATCCTCTATTTTCAAACTGTAAATAATAAACGCCTGTATCTTTATGCTGATATATGGTATAATCAAGCCCACTTTCAACAACTATAAACATATCACTTTTTTGCTTGCACCCACAAAAAGCAAAAACCAGCAAAACGGTTAGTAATGCGACAATTAATCTTTTCATGTCATTAATATCACCGCTTTTTTATTTCTGAAATCAAATAATCCCATTCATATTGAAATTTATTATTTGTTTTATAAATCACACTTGCGGATCTTACTTTCAAAAAATACTTTTTGATAAATGCTGTAATATACTTTTTCAAGCTGTTGCACCCCTATATGTAATATTCGGGCATTCTTTTTGTTCTGAAAAGACTCTTATATCACCAATAAAATATTCCATTTTACAATATTTCTCATACTCGACAAATATATAATGGTCTTTTATGCAAGCATACGCAATGTCGATGTGAATTTGGTCGGGTACAATTTCGGTTTCTTTGAAATCTTTGAACAATAAATTAATCAAACCCAAACAATAGATCGTGTGGTTTTGATTTTTGCTTGTTTGCTCCAATCGAAAAAAGTACAACATTTTTCACACGCTTGTTGTTTTTCTTTGATGTAATGGTTGCATATCGGACATTGATAACTGATGAAATAATTTGGATTTCGTCCATCTATTCCTTCGCTAAATTCAACTGTTGCAACTGGTCGTATTCTCATAATATCACCTCAATAATGTGGATAAAGTGTCGGTATATACTTTTCTTTCTTTTTGACAATGTTCATTGTCTGAACAAAATAGCGTGCTGAATCCATACAATTATGGACTATCAAGCCGCCGTTTACTGCAAAGTTTTGATTGTCGGCAACTTCAAGATTATAAACATCTTCGTTTCCATCTAACTCAATGCTTTTTATGCCCACACTTTTGACAATATTTGACTTTTGAATATTTATTAGCCTTGAATTTTTCTCCACACTTTTCGCACTCCTTAAAAATGTCATCCACGCCTGATTTACGTCTAAACGCTGATTTGCAATTATTGCTGCAAAATGTATTCGATTTTTCGGAATATCTATTTTTGGTTTCAAATTCTTTACCGCAATACGTGCAAACATATTTTACTGGTAAAAGACTTTCAGCAACTCTTTTACCGTGTTCACTGTGCCACTCTCTACCTTGTTGTGATTTATGCCATTCAATAGCTTTAGGCAATCCGTTTTTTACAATGCTTTCTGCCCTTTTAGCCCTTTGTTCTTCCGTCAAATTTCGCTCGTGAATTTTTCTGTGTTCACGATTATTTACAAGCATAAGATTTGAAACATCATTGTTTGATTTGTTCCCATCTTTATGGTGTATATCATATCCTTTTGGTATTTGTGCATTATTTTCTGTTTCCCATATATAACGGTGTAACCGTTTCCTGCTGTTTCCGATCTTTTTTGATGATAAATAATAGCCTGTTTTTTTGTCCTTTCTAAAAGAATAACCATTATAGCAAGCTAAATCTCCATTGTCATAATATGCCAGATTGTATTTCATAATAATATCACCTCAATATTATTATATCACATACTATCGGATATATCAACAATTTTATCGGATGATTTAAGATATTTTGCACAAACATATCCTCTTTGAGTTAGTATCGGATGTTCACCAGTACATTTTATAACTCTACCATCTTCAAGAGTTATTTTATATATTTGTGCTTGCTTTTGTGTAATTCTGCAATCGTGATACGGCTTCAACTCTGCTTTGTGCGTTTCTGTGTTATAGCTCCACACATATCCACTTGTTCCGACTAATTCAGAAATAGGCTTTTCACCATGCTCTGTCATTACAAGTGTATCGCCTGTTAGACAGTGATCGTTCACCTTAACAGGAATATCATCTACATCACTGTCAGCCCATACATAACTTTGAGCCTCCCATTTCCACATCTCACATTTAGGACTTATTTTTATTTTGCCTGTCTGTAATGCTGTTGCTGTGTTCCTTATACCATCTAACACCGCATTGTCAGCAGGAATAACACGGTATAATTTCCTTTGCCTGAGAACGGCAATAAATGAAGCCGCTGACGGGTCTATTATAGTTCTTAGCTTTTCACCTTGTCTGTAAGGCTCTGTAAACTTGTCAATATCCTGAGCATACTGCTCATCAGTCTTTTGAACACCTTCTGTTCGTCCTGAGTAATAGTATTCGTCAACAGCATACCATATATCGTTTATCTTAGCCCACATAAGGGCAGCAAAAGCATTCTGAGTACCATAGTCTATTGACATGACATATTGCTGTACATACGCTTTTTCAGGCGGCTCTGCTATTGCATCCTCGTACATAGGATATATCAAGCCTTCCGCAACAATCCATAGCCCTTGGATGTATCTTTGATAGAATACGCCTGTGAATTGTTTCTCGGCTTCGGCTATTTGTATTTCGTCAAGGATAGGATTGTCCGTCATAAGAAAATGTAAATGTAAAGCATTGTGTTCATCAGACTTTAAAATCCAATTATTGTAAAACCAGTGTGCAGGGCTTTCCGGGTTACAGTTAAACCAATACTTAGCGTTCTTTTCCGACAGCGTTCTTGCAATAGCCTGATTTACAAAACTTTCGGGCATAAGTGCCACCTCGTCAAGAAATATTCCTGATAAAGTAATACCTTGTAATAGAGTATAGCTACTTTCATCTTTACCGCCGAAAATCCAAAAATAATTAATTGTTTTGTGATTTTTACTCCTGCTTTCAACTACAAGAAGATGAGTACCTTTAAGATACTTTAATTTGTAATAGTGAGTAATGTCGGCAATTCCTATTAACGGTCTTTCAATGTTTCTTTCAGCACTTGCAACGGTTTTACCACAGATACCAAAATTACAGCCGTTAAAATTACGCATTGCCCAGTGAATGAATGATGTAATCATGCACATTGTTTTGCCTGAACGGACTGCTCCATCACAGATAATCGCTTTGTAGTCCGTCTTATTCCACCACTGAAAGACTTGTTTCTGTTTGTCCGATACGGTTTTAAAGGTCATTCGGTTTTTCTCCTAACGCTTTCCACAATTGCGGCATTTCGTCTTCATTGAACTTTTCATTTTCCCCCGTCAATGCGTTCAGCTTTGCTTCAAGCAGCTTGATTTCTGCCTTTGTTTTTTGGTCTAACAACTTATTTTTATCTTTATCGTTGTAAATATCAAATATCATCTTCATAGCTGTTATGCATTGCTTATTTTTGGGGTCGGCGGCAATTTTGAATAGATTGACGACCAAAACTGCAACGCCTGACAACTTCCTACCGCTTTTATCCGAATACTCATCATTAAGAATATCTTGCACGGTTGCTTTTATATCTGCTTTTTTCTTTTTGGCTTTCCCTGAATTCAAGCCGCCCTTCCTGCCTGCTTCGACCGCTTGTTGACCGCTTTTGAATTGTGTTTCAGGGTTGCCTTTTTTCAGGTTTTCAACATTCAATCTGTCACCGCCTTGTTTAGTTTTACACTCTTGCTAAGACTTTTTCAGCAAGTTTCGAACTCTTCTAATGTCCTTTTTGCTTATCTTTCCTTCAATTGTAGCTCTACCTGATTTATTGAATTTCAACCAATAACCGTCTGGAGCCAAAATAAATGGTGTACCTGCGTAGTTCGTGTACCAGACTTTATCTCCAGTCAAGTTAAACAGGTGTTTTACATCCATATCAGAAGTTGAAATGCCTGTCTCATATGCTTTGGTATTAGAGTTCAAAAATGTTTTTAGTTCAGAAAGAGCTTGTGAAACTTTTGTTCTATCTTTTCCAGCCTCCTCAAAGGCTTGAACTTTTGCTTTAAACTCTTGTTGTATGGATTGTTTTTCGCCCTTTGTTCCACCTGTCCCTCCGGCTGCTTTGCCGCTCGAACTTCCTCTACCGCCCATTATCTCACCGCCTTATTTAATATACCTATACGGATTTCTTTTCACTTCTTCAAACCATTTTTGTTTTATTTCATTTGATGTTGCAGCCGTAATCTTTTCACCTTTTTTTATTCTGCTTAGAATTTCATTTTGTGCTAACTCTACAGACTTGAACGCTTCGGGATGTTTTTGAATATAGTCGTGAATCCCGTTGTCAATAGCGTTTTTTGCTTCTGTTAGTGAATGGTATGTTTTGCCATCTATGCTCATACCACCCATAGACACCCTGTATGTTCCTTCGTCAGCTTGAATATTTAGTGTGTATCCATCTTTTTGAGTTGTATATCCCTTAGTTTTACTAACTTCAAATGTTGATGTTTCGCGGTTGTATCTCAACACCGGCATATTGTTTGTTTTTTGATACCCACTCGCTCCACTGCCTGCTTTCCCGCTTGAACTACCTCTACCGCCCATAAATTATTTATCCTTTCCTTCTCCAAATTGTCTTGCCTTGAAATATGTTACTTTTGCTCCGCCAAAATCAAAATCAATCTTTGTCCCATAACAAATGATATTTTTCAGGTTTTCAACATTCAATCTGTCACCGCCTTATTCTCTTTTTTTAATTACTTCTCTTGCTGCATTTGCTATGGAATACATTTTTATCGATTTAATATTAACATATTCAATTTTTAATTTATTATCCATCATATTTCCATCCATATCCGTGAGCTGTTTTTTGCCTTCCTGTGCAACAAGAATATATGTCCTGTGTTCTCACGCCTACTGCTCGGCTCGCATCTGCCATCGAAGGAAATGTGTTAATAACTTTTCCTTCATTATTTAGTTGTGACACTTTACGAGCGTTATATGCGTTTTCACCCATTCTTTTTTTAGCACCTCTCATAAGCGCAGCCATATTGGGCTTTTTTCCGAGATGTGCCAAACTTTGCTTTTTCCTTGCTTCCTCACTTGTCCGCTTACCGTACATATGATTTTTAGAGCCTTTTCTTGATTCGCTCATTCTATTTCTTGTTTCTTGCCTTAGTTTATAACCTTTTGCTTTTTCGCCGCCCATTTCTACATTATATCCGTATTCAGGTTTATTCGACTTGTATTTTGCAATATAAAATCTTTCTAATTTGTTAGCTTCTTCTTTGCTATCGACTACTGCTAAGATAGTATGTGATATATTGTCCCATCCGTATTTTTTAATTTCTCTATAAAAATACTTTTGTTTTTTATATCCTTCTCCAGTTTTCCATCGTCTTTCAGGAGTCTGAGAAGTCATTCCTATATATTTCTTTCCATCTGGGAATTCATGCATATAGATTGTAAAAGTAATATTCATTTAATTACCGCCTTTCGTAATGCCTTAATATATATCAATGCAGAGAAATGACTAAGGCTTGTCACTTATCGAGTGTACATCTCTATCTCTGCATTAACAGCTAAATAAATGCGTTCTAACCGCTTGTATTTTTCATAGTGTAATTATACCACCCACACGTTAAAAAGGTTTTAAGTCTGAAATTTGTTTTGTGATGATGTTCATAGTTTCACCTGTTCGTTTAATTAATCACAGAAACCTATACTATCATCATTATCAACATCAGGCAGTGAGCCGACTGCAAATGATATACCGTCTTGCGTGTATTCAACCTTTTCACCCATTGACAATATGATTTTCGTAGCTTCCGCCAAATCCAAAATATCTTTAACGGTCAATCTTTGCCATGCGTTTGTCTTTTCTTCAATAGCTTTTGTGAGATTTTTTCTTATCTTATCCATTTCCAACACTCCATTTTATTTATTCTCGGTTTTTTGACTTAAAGTCATAGTTGTAAACGGGCTCACCGAAAACCTTTCCGGCGCCTCCACATCAACTCACACAACGAAGAGGAATGCTTCATAGGCGAATATTCTACTTTCATTGTATCACTCTGTAAATAAAAAAGCAATATAAAATATATTAATAAATTATGTAAAAAAAACACAAAAACCGTCCTATTGGACGGCTTCTGCGTTTACAAAGGAGGTACCATGTCAAGAGTACGCATAATCTTTTCATGCGGGTTTTTCTGTTGCCCGCAACAACACTCAAGCCCATACGTCTTGCATTGGCTGAGAAAGATGGAGTTGAACCACCATATACCGGGTCAAAGCCGGATGCACTGCCGTTGTGCTATTTCTCATTGTAATGCGTGGCATAAGTCACGCATTAGGAGTGTCAAGCGGTCTGATTGTATGGTATGCAATTATAATCTTTCCGCAATAATATTATACTATGCTTTATTCTCTTTTGTCAAGGTTGCGCTCTTAAATATTTCGCGATTTCCTTCTTTAACTTTTTGAACGGTCAACCCTAATTGTTCAAGTCTTTTCTTCGCTCGTTTTTGGTCTTTTTCCCATTCTTCTTTCGTTCTCCTGAAACTACAATTATGACAATTTCTTTCGATTAATATTTTACATTTGAATTTATCGTCAAAAAAGCACGGTTCACTTTGGTTTATTTCTTTCTCCACAGCCTTAATTGCAAAATCTAAAGCTTCTTTTTTAGGCATATCATATTCACTTATTAATGTATTCCTCAAGATTTTCAATTGCTGTAGTTTTTGATAATTATTTAGCATCATTCATCACCTCCAGTACTAAATAAAGATGCTGTCAAAAACCCAAAAACAGCTCCTAAAATAAATAAAATAATTTCCATTTTTACACCTCATTCATTCTTTTTAAAACTCTTTTTAACTTTTTGCTTTCCCATTTTTCGATCTCTCTTTGATCTATATCGTAAATCTTCTTTAAATACTCAATGCAAATTAAAACGTCTGCAATTTCTTCTATAAGCCTGTCTATATATTTTTCATCATTTTGATATCTTTCAGCTTTGCTTATAGCTTGAATAAGCTCTGCCGGTTCTTCCATGCACACTAATAGTTGCTTTTCAACTCCATATTTATTTAATGCTTCATCAATAATTTTTTCATCTATGACGTTCATTTTAATTTTCCCCTTTGCAATAATAATCACCTATCTCATACTGTAAATACTCGCTTTGAGTTACATCTATTTCTTCCTCTGAATATGACAATTTTTTTGTATCTTTGATTGTAAAAATGTACTCAGGGGCTTGCAAATCTGTATATTCAACAATTGCCATTCCGTCTTTTTTAAATTTCTTTTCTTGCCGTTCGGGAATATATTTTTTGTTTATAATAATTCCTTCTTCAACTCTGTTAAATGTTTTACTTGTCGCCATAGATATACCGATAAGCAACACTATTATTGAGATAATCAACACTATTATCAACAATATGTTTTCTCGGGTCAATTTTATTTTTACTTTTCTTAGCATTTTTTATCCTTCCTTTTTTACAAATTCATTTAACAATTCTTTAAAATTTGATTTGTGGACAGATACTTCAATTTCTTTTGCTTGTAACTGATTATCTTTAATTTGCAACTGCTTTTTTAGATCCTCAATTGTGTCTCTGAGCATTTTTTCATAAGAATCTCTTTCCTCGTTTTTGCCAATATTTAAACTAATCATCAAAGCTTCATCAATTTTGTTTATTTCGTCCTCGGAGCATTGCCCCATATAATCGGCTAACCTTTCAACCGCAACAGTATTCACCTGTTCACATAAGGCTATAGACGTTTTGACTGCGCTGTTAATAATTACGTGTGTTGGCATTGAATTTTTAGGTTGAGTAGTCAAATAAACAATCTCAACTATTGATGAATGTTCATTATTTTCGTTATTTGAAACAACAATGCCCGGTCTATTAGATCTTTGCTCACTTCCTGTTGTTTGTAACGCCTTTGAAGGCTCAATGTAATATATTTCCCCTCGTTTAATCATTTTTGTTTTCTCCTTTCAAAATATAACTTTCAAATTCTAACCGTTCTTCGTCCGATAAAGGACACCAATCTGCTATACCTTTCCACTTTTTAAAGCGTTGATACAGCGGCTTAATTTTAGGATGTGAAATATTGATTTTATAATTGTATTTATTGTCTGGAGCATATATGTTTTTAATCATACCATAAACTTCGCATTTCAAGTCTGTTTTTAAAATAATTATTTGTTTCAGCTTTTTCCTCAAGGCAAGGAATACAATATTTTGCTTTCCCTTGCTTTGTTAGAAATTCTTTTCCACATAAAACACAAGTATTGAAATGCGTTTTTTCTTTTCTGTTCTTCTTATACCATTCTATCCTCGCTTTCCGCTGCTTAGCTTTGTATTCATCACTATTTTGATAAGCTTTTCTGTATTGTTCGTAACTAATAATTTTGCATTTATCGCAGAATAATTTTCTTTTCTGTTTTGCATTTATACCGAATTCCACACCACACATCTTACATTTTCTTTTTTCAATTTCTGGAAGGTTGATCTGTCTTTTTACTTTGGTTTTTTCCATTTTTTCACGTCTCCTTAATCTTAATGTTATGAACATAGAGCATTAATTTTCTTTTGATAATATATTCAGGCGTTTTCACCCCCTTTGCATCCTCGACAACAGTTTCGCCACTTTTGAGCTTGTAAACAAAATCCGCATAATAGCTGCATTCTCGCTCTATCAGCTTGCCTTTTTTCGGCTTGCCCTTGTCTTTGCCTTTAATGTAAGCCTCGCTTGTGCGCTCGTACTGAGTCGGAATCAGCACATATTTAACTTGCCTTTGCAGATCATGTATAATCCCGGCTCTTTCAAGCGTTTTAAGCTCTTTATACCGTTTGGCTTCTTTTTTGCTGTCGAACTTTATACCGTCAACTATGATTTTTCGGTTTTTATATTTTCGATATGTCATCCGTCCATTCTCCATCTGAATTCTGTAAATAACCACTGCAAATCTTCGATAAATAATTCACGACATTCTTCTGCTTTTTCTTTTGAAGAAAAACAAGGCAAAAATGGGTATTCAGTTCCATAAGTTTTTTCGCAATTAATTATAGACCCATCCGCACATATAATATATTTATCCGTGTGCACTCTTATCGGTACATCATTCTCCGCTTGCCATCTGAACATTTTTCTTTGAAGCGTCTGCATACAACTGATGTTTTTAAATAATTCTTCACTTGAAAAATAATTTGCCAAACTGTAAAGATTATTATCTGCTGTTGAACAATCCTCTCTGAGTTTATCTACTCTATCATCACCGCACCAATAGCAATATTTATTATCTTTTTTAATTCTCTCCCATCCTGTAGCCTTTTTCTCAGGCTCGATTATGGTAATCTCACCATTCTCGATTTCAACATCTTTCAATTCACCATTAATTTTTAACTGTGTTTTCATTAATATTGCCTCCATTTCTTCCCTTCTTCTTTGTGAATCTGATATGAAGCTAATTCTCTTTCGTCAATATTCTCAGGTGTGAACATATCTGCCATATTATATTGTTTGAATAGGTATTCATCAATATAATACCACTGCTCCGGCTTCTCATAAACCTCAACCGACATTTGACTCAATCTATAACAGAATTTCTTTAATCTTTTTTCTCCGAATCCAAATTGTTCGTTAAGACATAAGCAGCAGAGTTTAAAGATCCTGTTAATTTCATCATGTGACAATTCTTTTTGGATTATTTTATTCGTTCTAATCCTCGCTTTCATTTTCTGCCTCCAAACTAAACGCTTTATTACAATTTCCGCAAATATAAATGCCGCTCACGGTGCTTTTAATGCACTTGTTTCTACATATCGGGCAAATGGATTTGTGCTTTTTTAGCAAAGAATCTAAATCTTTTTTTATTTCCGCACGGTTGTACTCCATAGATTCCCAATAGTCTTTAAATTTCATCCCGTTTGGTGCTATATACATATTGTCACCCCCTTAAAGTCATTTTACAGTTTGAACATATAGCATAAAACTGATTGTCAAATTTATGCTTACATATTCTGATTAATCCATTGCAGCACGGGCATTTTTGATATTTTTGAGCCCCACCTGCGATTGGAAACATTTCATGTACCGCTTTCGCAAACTTTTCAATGTCACTCTGCACTTTCCTCAACTCCTTCTATCCAATATCGTCCGCAACCCTCACACATTGCTTGTATTCCCTCTATGAAATCATTATACCTAAGATATATTGTACTATTGCATAGTGGGCATACACATTGTGCGGGTTTTTCTTTATTTAAAGCCGCCCGCACAGCTTGCTTGAATTTTTCCATAGTCCTCACCCCCTATTCCAATAAAACACCGATTTTTTTACTGCATCATCATAAGACTTATCCCACATTTCAACTTGATTATGGCATAAGCTGCATCTAATTACTGACTTGTACCCTTGCTCACCCATCAAGTTTATATCTTTGAATGTGCTTTGTACTGGTTCTCCGCCACAATAGTGGCATTTTCTAAGCCTGCTCATTGTTTACCTCTCTTTCTATTTCCGAAACAAGATCAATAACATCCTGCTTGCTCAGATATGTTTCTTTATCGTTTTGAAATAACTTGTAAGTTTGTAGTTGGTTTATCTTCTCTTTGAGGTGTATTTGCTTTTCAAGATTTGTCATTTAATCACCCCATTTTAATATATCCAGCCCGTCAATTCTTCTTGTCTCGGATTTCAACCACTTGAGAAAACACAACCGGCAATTCCTTTCACCTTTGCAATTTTCACAATCAAACATTTTTGTAAAATTAATTTTTGTCGTGTCTATCGCATCGATCAACATTGCCATTTGCTCAGCGGTTAAACCTTTAATTCTTTCAAAGTTTGTCATTCTGTTACCTCGCTTTTCATCTTTGCACCGCAGTTTGGGCAATAATTTCTTGCATCCCCATGATAAACATACTGCCCACATTCAGAGCAATTATCGTCAATCCACCGCCCTGTTTTAGGTTGAACACTGGGTATTTGTTCAATCCATTCTTTTATCAGTTCACCCAGATTTGGGTGTTCTTTGATATAAGGTATAGTTTTGATAAAAACAATCGCCGCCTGTCTGCTGATTGTATCATTATCCATCACATTTCCTCCTAACTTATCCTTTGTCCGCACCATCGACAATAAAATCCGTCTATTTCTATCTCGCTGTTGCATTTCGGACAGATTCGTGCTTTATACATTAACGCTGGAAACGATATTATTTTAGTTGGTTCTTTTCTTTCTCTTTGAAAATAAAACAACGCCATATTAAAAGCATTCCCCAATATTCCGTCTTTTGGATTTTCCCACACGAATTCCGAAAACGCTTTAAATGTTTCATCAAAACGATAGCCTTTTTCATTACTCATGTTATCACCCCAAAATATCAAGCATATCTTTCAAATTGTCATTACCTTTTTTTGCCCTGCTGCCGCTGTTCTTGATAAGCATTTTCTTTGTGCAGGCTTCAAGAAGTCTGTCGTATATTCTGCGTTTTTCAAGGTTTTCATTTCTCAGCATTTTGTCAGGCGTCAAATTCGTGGTTACAATCAACGGTATCTTATTTGAATATACCTCATCAATGATAGAAAACGCTGTTGCAGAAGCATTTTCAACGCCTAAATCGTCAATTATGACTAAGTCGTATTCTTTGACATCTATTTCTTCTTCTTTACCATGCATTGCGGAAATTCTGTTTAAAACAAGATTTGATAACGTGCTAAAGAGTACTGGATATCCTCTATCAATCAAAGCGTTTGCAATACATAAAGAATAGAAGCTTTTTCCTTTGCCGTTTTCTACTCCATAGAACATTATACCATAGCCACGTTCTTTTATCGCCGAGAATTTATCGACATATTTTTTGCAAAAAGCTGTAACTTCTGGTTGCCGATCATCGTCATTCTGAAAAACACATTCCTCAAATTTATCTGTCTTAATAATGCCTTTGAGTAGTTGCCTTCTTCTTAATTGCTTTTCGGATTCTATCATTTCAAGCTTTTCTCGTTCTTCCTGCTCCCTTTCACACTTGCACAATATAGCCGGTGCAATTTTTTTTCCGTTTGGTAATGTATATATGCCCTGTTTAGGCTCATTACACACTCCACAATGCAGGATTCCATCCTTGATGTAGTCACCCTCTTTTTTCATTGCTTTATTCCTTGCCGCTAAACTTTCAATAAAATCGTCAATCATTACCATGTCCCTCCATTTGCCTGATATTCTTCCAATTCTTCAAACGTCATTGATGAAACGTCAACTTCCGGTTTGGGCGATTGTTGTTTCTTTTCTTCTTCTTTCAACTCAAAAACTCCAGCCCAAGAACGCTCTATTGAGTTGTCTAAAATCTGTATTTTTTCATCGTCATTAGCAGCAAGCCTGTCAAGCTTATTCAAAATCCTTTTTAACCCATAGCTCGTCAAAGACTTCTTGTTTGTTTTCCTCATCTTGATAAACTCATAAATGGATTCTTTCAATTTATCATTACAAGTATATTCGTCAATCAGAATATCAAATTCTGTTTTTTTATTTTTTTTAGAACTATTATTAACAGAACAATCATATAACGTATTATCTTTGGTGTTCGTTTGAACGCACACCCCCTGTTCGTTTGAACGCACACCCCCTGTTCGTTTAGACGGACACCCTTGTTCGTTTGAACGAACACTATCATATTCGTTTTCACCTTGACTGTCGTTTTTATTCTCGTCACTCAATAAACTGAAATATTTATCTGCTAATCGAAAATATGAATATGTCCCTTTTCTTCCGTCTTTCTCATATACCGTAGTGTGTTCAAGAACACCAAGTTCTGACATCTTTTTGAATCTGCCCATAACAGTTCTTTTCTTTATGTCAAGAATCGGTATATCGTCCAAAACCTTCTGATACTCAATCCATACATACTCTTTTTCGCCGATAAAGCATTTTTTCATTTTCGGATAAAAGCATTTAAGCCAATCCAATATAACCAAATCGATTATATCAAGCTTTTGATTTGTGTTTCTTATCTCTAATGCGTTTTTCTGGCTAAACCCAATTAAAAAAAGTTTCATAATTTATTCATCCCTTTGCTTTTCTTTAATGATAAAATTTCTTCTCTTTTTTCTATTGTAAATTATGCCCTCTATTTTGTAAAAAGCATCAACTGCATCTCCGTATTGCTCTCCGGCAATGCAAACTGCCTTTTCAAGTTCTTCAAGCCCATACTGTTTTCCAAGCACAAGCAATTTCTTTTTTGCTTCATCTGTCAAAGATACATCATATCCATCTTCAAACATTTTAATTATTTCTCTTATCTCCATCTAATCACCTCATGATGCAATAAAAAAACGCTCTGTGCCAAGTATGCGGGTACTCGACACAAAACGCTCTTTTGGTTGATATGATATTCAGTTTCTGTTAATACAGCACCCGCATACCGTATCAACCACTATTATTATAACACATTCAGGTATAAAAATCAAGTGCTTTCGGGTTTTTTTAAATGTTTTCCGCCATTTCTTGCAGCTCTTTTAACGCTTCGGCGAACTTTTCAATATGTCCGACTTTGTGATAATTTTTTGATATATAATCATCCGTAGTGTAAATTGCTGAACCATCGTCACTAATAAGATCAATTTGAATTCTTTCATCTAATTTCCTTAAACGGCAGCTAATTACAGCCACGCATATATCAAACCCATTACGTTTGTAAATGTCTCCGATTTTTATTTCTTCCATTTTTATTTCCTCCATATCACAATCAGGCTCCCAGTGTTTATATCTATTCAGGCTTTCTCCCAAACATTCAGTAGCATATTTGTAATTTGTTTCACGGGTGTTTTTGGAATGTTTACAATACACCGTAAAACCACCTTTTCCATCAGATTTACATCTTCCATGTTTGCAAGTAAAACATTCTTTTCCTTTCGAGGCGATGTAACAATCTACTTCTTTAGGCTCTGTGAATGGTTGTAGTGCTGCTTTCGATCTTCTTATCATTTCTTCAATGTTTTTTTCTATGGACATAGATCATTCACCTCCTTGTCGCTTCAATTGGTTTTTCTTTTCCTTCAAATATCTGTACACAATTTCATAAACTTTTGACTCTGAAACATAATTATCACATTTATTGCAAGGGCAATATCCTAACTTATGATAATAATTACAAGTTGGAATATTTGCACCCATATCCTGCACGTTGGTAAAGAAAAAACAATCTGTTTTATGATTTTGTATATTATTCATTTATTACCTCACTCACACAATAAATCTACACCCACATTCCAAACATTTTCCGTGTGCTGTCTGCCATTCCATAGTTGCTGGGTTCCTGTGGTAGTATGTTTCAACGCAGTTTTTATTCCTGCATATAAAACAATTTTGCCAACCTATCTTGAACTCGGACACTTTGCTGATGTATTCTTTCATTTGATCATCAACTTGAACCGGCTCTTCACAAAGCGTGCACACATACTGACCTTCGGAATATATTATCGGCTCCTCGCAGTCAGGACAGCAAGGTCTCAAATATATTTTGTCGTTTCTCCAGTCGTACTGCTCAGCCCATACTGCTTTTGTTTCGCTCATTCTGTATACTCCTTTTACTTTTGTTAAAAAGTCGTTTCATCAAAGACTATTTGATCGTTTAATAATTTATTACACACATATATACTCTGAAAATTTGGGCTGTTCTGCAGACCTTTTTCTTTGTGGTAAAACTTCATTCGTCCTCTTGGTATAAGCATCTCAACTCTATGTTTGCGGAAAATATCAACTCTTTTTTTGCTGTCAAATAAACCGTTAAAATTGATTATCAATGCAAACGGTATATCCCATTCATACAATCGCTCAAATATTGCGTCTCGCTTGCTGAAAGGGGGATTTGACACCACTATATCGCCTTGCGGTTCTCGGTAGTCAAAAAAGTTTTGCCCTGTTTCTATATGCCCGTAATTGACCTTAAAGCCCTCATCTTGTAAAATTTTCACGAATTTGCTATCCGCTTTGTCAAACGGGCACCAGACCTTTTTATACCCTCTCTGCAAAATATACGGTACAATCATATTCACGGCTTCTTGCTGAGTGTAATATTCGTCGCCGTTTATGCTTTGTCTTACTGCTTGTGATAAGTTCATTCTAAACCCTCCATCGTAATTAATTCCACGTTTTCAATCTTTATCATTTTTAACCCCCTACAATTCGTTTTAAGCGGCTTTTATTTCGGTAATATAATTTCATTACTTTTGAATAAAAACCGCTCTCTTGACTGCCTACGCCGCTTTACGGCTATTTCTTATTGCTTTGTTTTACTTTATCTGGCTTTTTGATATATTCAATCAACGCAGTTTCGATAAAATTTGAAAAAGTCCGGTTTTCTTTTTTTGCCTGTCCCTGCACTCTGTCAAGCAATTCTTTTTCTGCGGAAAAACTTGTTGTAATTTTCATTATATCACCCCGCTTTCACATCAGTAACTTTATATCTGCCATATCCGCTTGTCCTGCCGCTACCGATACCCAAGCCGAATCCGGCAAGGTTAATTATATTAACAATGTTTTCAAGTTTATATACATTGTCCGTAAAGTCAATTCTGAATGTTGCTCTCCAATTTGTGAAGTGGCTCAGCCTTACGGTAACAGGTGCACCTTTTTTCGGTGCCATTAGCCGTTCATCTAGTGACCATTCTGAAAATGTGATTGGAACTAATCCACGTTCAGCCACAACATTTACGGCATTGTCAAACTTTGTTTTATATTTGTCAATTTCATTTCTTACGACTGCATCGCCAAAAGACTTTTTTAGTCCGAAAGCTGATATGCAGGGAGCGTTTTCTGTCAACATTTTTTTAAAGAGTTCCTCCGTGCATTCGGTATAAGTGTCTTTGACCGGAATTCCATCTCTCCAATGAATAGCCGTGATGATATCCTCCCAAACATTAGCAGTTTCACGGATTTTTTTTCTGTCCTCGGCTACAAGCATTCGGGTGTTTCGTGAGTTCATTTTGTTCAATACGAGGTCTGTTGTCCCCTCAATTGTAACATACACAGTTTTTACCTTGCTTTCGATGTCCATCAGTTCGATTACGTTTTTGTCTTTCATGTTTTTTGTCTCCTTTAAAATATAATATTTTTGGTGTGCAAACACCGTTGAAATTGTAATATCTTATGTTCTGTCGTGTATTGTAATGTCTTGTCGTGTCTTGTAATGTCCTGTGTTCTATTGTCTTATCATGTGTAATATTGTTTTTGAGATATTACAACCTCAACGGAATCTGCACTGTTTTATGATCTAAATTAGTGCATAAGCACTGATAAAGGCTTGATTTGTGTTATTCTGTTGTGCGTTGTTCTGTCTTATCCTATTTTGTCCTATATTTGGACTTATTCAAGCCCTTATCAATGTTTATGCTGTTCTTCCATAAGCATAGGTGAGGATTTGAGCTTTTTTGTAATGTTATGTTTTGTTTTGTTTTGTCCTGTAATGTGTTGTTCTGTCCTGTCCTATAAAGGATTTTTTTCAAACCCTCACCGATACTTATGTAGTGTTTTGACCTGTGGTGACTTTTCCTGTCCTATACTGCGTTATCCTGTATTGTATTGTCATAAGCTGTCATATTTTAAGATAAACTATATTGTCATATCCTGTTTTATTGCTCATTACAAGCATATCTGAAGGATTTATAATCTTTTGATATGTTCTGTCATATAGTTGTCTGTTGTGCGCTGCGCTGCGTTGACCTGTTCTTAGCTGCCAAGAGAAATAAATCCCTCAAAAATGCTTGTAATGTTTTGTTGTGTGCTGTCCTGTAGTGTGCTGTTGTGTTCTGTTCTGTCGTGTGCTATTTGCCAATCGGCACAAAAAAGAGCTTGAAATGTTTTATGCTGTTCTATCCTTACTTGTTCAATTATGAGTTAATTTATAGAGCTTCCAAGCCCTCATCTGTGCCGACTGGCTTTAATTCTTACGGTATCAAGTCAAAAATTTGTTTTAACTCTTTCAACATCCTATATTTATTTTTGAACGCCTGCAACTCTGAATATGCACGATTCAAAAGTGCTTTGTATTCATCTGGTTTCTGCATAATCAGATTAATTGATTTGTAGCCCTCGTTTTCTGTGGTTTTATACATCAACCTGACCGGTTCCTGCTTTGTTGGTTCATCCTTGTATTCAAAAACAAGGTTACCAAGTAGATTCCTTGCTTGATGTAATCTGTATTTTTCGGCGGCTACATCATCTCGCCATTCAAAACATTTATGCAGTTCTGTGTTTTCGTTTCTTGCTTTTTCCACGATTTCGGAAGGCTCAACCGTTTCTCCGATCTCCGCTATTTCCTCTGATACCTTCTGTGCATCAGCCTTAAAAATTCCTTTGACTTTCCAACTCGTTATTATCATCTTAATACCTCACTTTATTCAAAAAGGCAAGTCCGCCTCGTTGGGGATATACTCCATATCCGGCTTATTTTCACTTGCTTTCTGCTGTTCCGGTTGCAACTGTGTCGTTTGCGTCTTAGTTTCGCAAAACTCCACGTTTTCAGCCCACACCTCAAATGTGTAACGCTTATTGCCATTGTTGTCTGTGTAACTGCCTGTCCTGATACTTCCTGTCAAGGCTATTTTCTGCCCTTTAGAAAAATACTTGCAGATGAACTCAGCTCTCTGCTGCCATGCAACAATAGTTATAAAATCTGCCTGTTTTTCTTCGCCCTGCTTAACTCTGCGATCAACTGCAATATTGAAGCGTGTGCAAGCTGTACCTGACTGTGTGTGTCTGAGCTCGGGGTCTGCTGTAAGTCTACCGATTAAATTTACCTGATTGATAAGTCATCTCTCCTTTTTAATTAAAATTTATATTGCCGTGTCCATGCAGATAAACAAACTTACTGTTTATTCCTGCATTTTCGCCGATAAATTTATCGGCTTTCTGTTTTGATAAGTGATTTTGTAACACCTGATATTCATAAACATATTGCCCATTTGCTTCTTTCTCGGCTATCCTGTCTTGTATTTCGTTATCCTCATAGTTAGCTTCAATCATATACAAGTCGTAATCTTTAGCATCTATACCATCAAGATTATTACAATCAGTTGCATAAAAGATTTTTTCACCATCTAAGAATATCCGATAACAACAATTCGTGACATTGTGTTTTGTGGGGGTCATAATTAGCTGAAAATCGCCTGAATAGCGTGTTTTCATATTAGGTATATAAACATCTATCTTTCGTTTTGACACGCCACACGCAAGCACAGAGGGTAGCAACCACTTCCCACAGCCAAAACGCAAAGCTGGGCGTTCTTCCTGCAATCTGCGTATTGTTGACGGTCTGATATGATCTGAATGCTGATGTGTGAGTAATACAAGCTGTAAGCCCTTGACATGCGGTTTTATTGCTTTGTAAGATACGCCACAATCAACCATAACTTTACCACCGATAATTACGCAATTCCCTTTACTTCCTGTTGATATGACGGTATAGTCCATATACTCACCCCCTCTCAAACCGTCATATATTAAAGTTCGTCAATATTTATTTGCTCCGTTGTTGTTTCAACTGTCTGTGGTTCTGCCACTGGTATTGGTTCGGGTTCTGTTGTAGGCACATCAACTTCAAGCATCCCATTATCATTAGTGGTAATAATGCCGTTGTCGCTCTCCATAGCCTGTACCATATCCGTTGACATAATACCCCACTTGCTGATAAGCTGTCGCAGCATTGTCTTTTTCGCCATTCCGTCAAAATTTTTATACCAAAAAGAGGAATAAAGCCACTCATCATTTTTATCATATTTCCCCGCTTCATAGTCTGCAAAACTAACTTTCGGATATTTCCCACCTGTTGCATTTGCTGAAAACGCTGGACTATATTTATCAGCGTGCTTAATCATCTGAGATTTAGACCAATACAAGATTTTTTTAAATCCGTTCAGATACTCAAACATCGCATAATAACCAATTGTTTCAGCTTTTTCCCTTTCATCCACATCTTGAATGGGCTGTATTTCGATTTCTTCTGCGAATGGATTATAATACTTCAATTCACCTTTTTTGACTTCAAGAACATTGATCTTTTTGTAATAGCCGGAGCGAATTGCAAGCTGAATCAATCCCCGAAAACCGAGAATAAAGGATGCATCATAATGCTCTGGAACACCATTCTTTGCCTTAACTTTAAAGGGTACAAGGTAATACTGTCCAAGCTGCGGACTATGTGCAAGCCCCAAACTCTCCCCAAGTAGCGACCCTGTTATAATGCTAATCGCTTCACAATTACTTAGCTGTGGATTTGTCGCAACTGCTGACATAATCGCTGCCGTGTATCTTTCTGCTTTTTTCTTGTCTCCAAGTGTCTGATTGATAAGCTTTTGCATCTTATCACTCCCGATCACCATTGAGAATTTAGGCTTTTGTGCGGTCATCTGATTGTTTGCCATTTTAATTACCTCCATTTGAAAAATTAATATTATTATCTATCATAAAGGCTTTGAGTGCCTTTAGTTGCTCAATAGTGCCGCTGACTGTGAATGTCATTGAATAGGTTTTTTCTTCCTGCTCTGATACTACTGTAGGCGGTGCGAGCTGTTCAACTCGTTTTTCAGCTTCTCTGTCAATTTCTTCCTGCTGATTATATGCCGTTTTTGCTTTTTCGGCAGCTTCAATAGCATGCTGTCGCTCGACTATTATTAGCTTCGCTTGTGCAAGGCTTAAACACTTCATATATTCAGCCATAAGTTCTGAATTATCGGAAATTGCATTGATGCAATCGATCTCAGACTTGATTTTTTCTACTTTGTCCTTGACTTCCTTTTTAAGGCTTTTTTCGCTTGCTGAAAGTGTCACGTTTGGCATAATCCGTGAAGATTCAAGCCAATCGAGGGCATAAGACTGTATCAACTCTGTTGCATAACTCTCAACGGCTTCACGTTTTACGTCTTTCTGGACTGTTTCTACCTCATCAATTTTTTGTTTTAACGCCTGGTCGGCTTCTTTAAAAGGCTTTGCTATGTATATATCGTACATAGTTTTGAATTCTTTAAGTGGTTTCTCATACTCTGCCGTGACTGCTTTTCTCTCGTTTTCTAACTCTCCATAAAGCTTATTCAGTTCTGCCCTATATGCCTTTACCGCTTTTTTTGTCTCTTCCGTGCAAGCCATTTTTAAAGCATTCTCAAGTTGATCTTTATGCTCTACCGATATTCGTTTTAAGTTAATTTCGGTTACAGAAAGCTCATTAATTGAAATGATATCCATACAATCACCCCCATGTCTCAATAAGTTGTATAAGTCTGTCAATAATTTCGTCAAGTTTCGTATTTACTTCTTCCGAATCAACTTCAAGATAGATATCCCAAAGTTTATCTGGGGTAGCGAATGGCTCATTTTCCGACCATCCTTCGCTATGAATTGCGATTCTTATGTATCCGGCATGCCCGCTATAATCGAAAAAAACTGTCGGTTTATCTCCGGTTTCGTCCCTTCTTGTTTCCGTTGGATTAAGAATCAAGGCAAGCTCCATAATTTTAAGAATTTTACTCTTTATCTCATTAGTCATAAGCGCCACCCCTTATTCTTGTATCGGATTCTTTTCTGCGAATCTCGGCTTCTTTAAATGTACCCGAAAGTGCTCCAAGCTCTGATAGTGTAAGTTGCTTAGAGATAGTTCTGGCAACCTCGTGCCCGTCTGCGCCTTTAATGCAACTCATAAGCATTTTTAATGCAATTTTTAACATTTTTTCTTTCATTGTAATTACCTCCTGCCCTGTGGGCTGTTTGTTTTTCTTTGTTGAATATAGTATATACTACTTTCAACTAAAAGTCAATAAGATTTAATAATTTTTAATGTAAAAAACCAAGGCATTTTTTTTGTATAATTTTACTATTGAAAAAAGCGTAGCTTTTTTGTTATAATAACAATACAGTAGGGACGGTTCAGCCCGAATTGACGCCTGTGGAGTTAGTAGGTTACGAGGACGATGAAGCAGGAAGCCCATTGACTTTAGACGATGGGTAGTTCACTTATGCAAGCTAAACATATATTATAATATAAACGGCATTGCAGAAAACAAACATTATCGCCGGATGGTCTGAGAAAGTTCTTGGCTTCATTACCTTGCTGAACAGGGTGAGGGAACGCTTGAAAGGGCTATTGCAAATTATAGGTGGTAATATAATGGATAAATTCATTTTGCTAACCTCTATGATGTTTTTGCACATTGTTGATGATTTTTACTTGCAAGGGATATTAGCTAAATTAAAACAACGTAAATTCTGGGAAGAAAATGCACCGCAAAAGCTATATAAATGCGATTATATTATAGCATTAATAATTCACGCTTTCAGCTGGTGCTTTATGGTGCATATACCGCTTTTTGTGTGGGCTTTTATAAAGTGTGTTGAATATCCGGCATATATGCTGATGTCAACTTTTATTTGCAACACGGCAATTCACGCTTATGTTGACGATCTCAAAGCAAACAAATTGAAAATAAATTTGGTCACAGACCAAACAATACACTTTATGCAGATTATATTGACATACTTTATTTATATGGCAATATAAAAAAATTAACCGACAGGCTAACCCCTGTCGGTTTTTAATATTTTTGAATTGTTAAAACGATTTGTTTAACCGCCGTTTCCCACGTGTCCCCATCATAGAACGCATATATAACATTATTACCTCTTGCAATTGTAATATAGCAAGTTAGATCGTTGTAGTAAACATCAATGCCCTTAGTGTTTTGAAATTCTTTAAATTCATTTGTTATTTTTCTCACATTTTCACCTCCGCACATGGAAATTAAAGCCGCCGATCTCTCAGCGGCTTTTTTTAGATTTGTTCAAGTTTTCGCACCGCAAAATTATATAATTTGGGGTTTGTTATTTTCAATGCGTCCATAAGCTCTTGCATAACATCCCACACGTCAGCGGCAATCTGACCGTCAATCAATTTGCCAAATTCAGTATCGACGGGATAATTAACAATTTTTTCGGTGTTATCCGCTGACTGATAGGAATAAGGCTTGACTGGTTCATTCTGTAATGCTTTGACTTGTTCAATTTCTCCAAACATCTCTTTTTGAATTGTCAAAAAAGCCGCTAATTTTATACAAGTGTTTGCTGTGGGGTTGCGCTGACCTTGACATTCAGCGATAGCCTCTTTAAGATCATCTTCGGTTATCAAGGTCAACACATCCTTTCATTACTTGCTTTCCATTTCGTTTGCGAAATGCTCGATTTCGGATTTCGTCTTGTCATCAGGCGCTTTCTTCGCCAGCTCCTTCAGCTCGGCAATCATATCCTCTTTGGCATCCGCATACGAATAACCCCTGCGGCTATATCTTCCCATGCTGTCACGCTTGACGTTTCCACGTCTCCCAGCATAAGAATTATCGCCATAATACATTCTACCTCTGTCGGAATATCCACCACGCATATCACCTTCACGACTATACCCTTCACGGCTGTAACCATAATCTGGGTCTTCCATAGCTTCATTAGTCAGAATAGCCATTTTAGTTTTTGCAAGGTCTTTGATACATTCTACATCTGAGCGGTTAAGTTCTCCACCTCTTGCAACTTTGTTTTCGTACTCTTTCAAATTGTCGTCAATATATCTAAGTAATTCGTGCATTATAATTTCCTCCTCTCTCAATAGGTCACATTTAAGTCGGGTCTGCTAAAAATAATATTAGCATTGCTGACTAAAATCGGCTGATCTGAGATATTTCTCACTGTCAATGTCTGGCAACAACCACGCCATATAGGAATTATTGTTGCGTCAGATACGTTAAAAAATTCCTCAACCGCCGCAGGTGTAACCGTCATTTCAGTAGTGGGAATTGTACCGCCGTCAACCGTGATTGCAAGTGAAATTGCACCAACAGTACCACCAGTTGGAATTGCGATATTTGCTCCAAAGTCCACAAGATATTTGGCGGTAGTGGGGCAACAGCCGCAAGGACTTCTTCTAACATTTCCTTTAAGAAGAAAGTTACCAGTATCATCACGGTGTCGCACGAATCCTCTATTACACGGAACAGGCGATGCCGTGAATACTACACTTTCACCTGGATTAACCGTCTGAACGGCATTATTTGAGAATTCACAAGCCATACAATCACCGCCTATCAGAAATTACCGCCGCAGCCACAACCGCAGCCGTTATTGTTGCAAGTGAAAATCGGTTGTTTACCATAAACAGGGACCGTGCTTACAGGGCATTCGTTAAGACGATTGTAAACAAGTCCTGGAATAGCCTGCTGACCTGCAAGAATCTGAGCAGTCTGTACATCTTGTGAGTTCTGCCCACGCTGATAAATGCTTTCAGCAGCGGCCTGACCGCGTGTGTAAAGGATTTCCTGACGGAGCTGAGCGATTTCATCGTTTTTCTGCTCGATTTTGTCTGCACAAAGCTGATCTTTAATAGACTGCACTCCCGATGTAAGAGCCGTCAGGATAGCCTGTGTGTTCTGCGTGCTGTTAGCTCTGTCTGCACATGCTTCTGTTGCGATAGTATAGCGAGTATCAGCAATACCGCTGTTCACTGCGTTGAAACCTGCTGTGTTAGCGGTCTGCTCCGCAAAGGAACGGTTAAGGCTTGCAAGCTCATTGCTATACATCTGCTGAGAAATAGCGTTTTGCGCTCCCGTAACGGCATTTGTAACACCGTTGAAACCTTGACACATATTGAGATTTGTGTTTGCAAAGCCCTGATTTACAGCGCTTGTAATTCCTGCGCCTGTCTGACATACATTTTGGTTTACCCCTGCAATGCCGAGTTGAACATCTCCAAAGCCACTAACAACGGTGTTATTCAGATCTCCAATTGCTGAGGTCAAAGCTGCCTGATTAAATCCTGCATTAGTGTTAGCATTTACGCCATTCAGCACGTTTTGTTGACCATTAAGCAGCCACGGGAACTCAAACATATTGCCGAAACCACCGCCCCAGCCGCCAAAGCCGCCCATGCCGCCCCAGCCGCCGCCAAACATCATAGCGAAAAGAAAAAGAATAATCCAATCGCCACCGAAGCCGTCGCCGAAGCCGCCACCAAAGCCGCCACTATAGGGCATTACAGGGTAAGCCATAGGATAATTATAGCCACCATATCCGCCGCCCATAGGTTGTACAGGCATAGAAACATTGAAGTTACCGCCATTTTCATCTGTAAGAGCCATTTTTTAACTCCCTTTCTTAATTGAAATTTATCATCAAAGCCCTGCGCACTGACTTTAATTGATTTTTGTAGGGACATAAATGTCCTTACCATTTTGCCGACGTCGGCAAAATGGTTATTATTTTTGTTTTTGTTTCTCATAAAATTGTTGCATAGACTGTTGAAATTGAGAATTATTTTGAATTTGCCCTGCTATCTGTTTCAACTGATTGTACTGTGATTGATTCATCTGTCCTGAGTTCATAAGATGTTGAATAATTGCATTTGGGTCATTTGTTATATTTTGGGGAATGTTTAATTTGTTTTGCATTAACATTTGCATTGGGTTTCCCATAAAGCCCCGAAAGCTGTTAAAAAATTGATTAAAAGAAATACCGTTACTCATCTGTTTTTACCTCCGTTTTTTCAGCATTTTTATTTGACTTTTTTCCAAAGTCAAATAACTTACTTTTTAATGTTTCTATTTCGCCCCACAATGCCGTTATATCGTCTTTTTTGGCATATTCGACATTACTTGCTTGCTGAGTGTTTTCGGAGCTTATAACGCCGTTTTGAGCTATTTGTTGCGGCTGATATTCTTCCTCTTTGACAAGCCGATATTTTTCAAAAACAGGTCTGTCAAGCTGAGAAAAGCCTTGTGTCTTAGTGTAGACATAAGGAGCATTTTCGTCCTTAAATGTTACGCTATTTCCGGGAGCAATAGGATAATTTCTCGCTTCATTTTCATTGTGAACGGACACAAAACCGCCATTCTGTATCTGTTGTTGAATAGGCTGTTGAGATTGTTGATAATTTGATTGATTCTGTATTTGCTGTTGAAAATTTGGTTGATACTGTTGATAAGGGTTATAAACATTTTGATATGGACTGTAAAAATTGTTATAAGCCATAATTCCACCCCTTGACTTTTTTAAAATTATGAATTATACTTAATGTAGTTCATGGATATTCCTTTCAATAAAGCCGTCTGAAACGCCATATTTCAGGCGGCTTTACCCTTTATAAAAATAAATTACAATTCTGTCGCCACTGTCCCAAGTATCATAATAATTTCCGTTTACCACTGCAACAACGTGTTCACCAACGAATAACAAATATCTGCCGTCTTTGTATCGCTCTGCAAACTCCTGGACGGTCATACAATTAGGACAATCAATAGGCAATAATGCTTTTTTAAAACCTTTGTCGGTCATATATTGCCCCCAGACGGCATCAGCACTTTGAAGGTCAGCCATTGAATAACCATATACCGCTAACTCAATGTATGTCCGTCCCCAAGACTGATTCAACACTTTTGATATTGCCCTGATAACGCAATCGCCAACATTTTTGTTTTGAGGATTTAGGTTTTCTTTGATAAACATTATTATCATTTCCGTATATCTTAATTAATTTAAATGATAAAAGAAAAAAGCGTGAAAGTGTACGATCTAAATTCGTAACTTTCACGCAATTTTTATGCATATTCTGTTTTCGGTTTTTTAAAGCTTGTAATAATTGCCTATTTTGTAATAGTTGTAGTCATGTTCGCTGACTTCAAGCCAATATCTTACTTTTATTTCGTCTTTTTCCCCTTCAAGTTGGAAATGGTAATGTGCAGGCTCAATATCTGTATAAGGTATTTGGGTATCGCCAATAATCTTATATTGAGTAATAACGCTTTCTGCCGTATATGATTTATCAACGATAATACCCTCTGTAATACGGTTTTGTTCATTTAAGCAGCTAACTATTACTCCATAGATTATAGCTGCTAATATTGCAATAATCGTTATTATAACAATGACCTCGACCGTAGTTATGCCTTTTTTAGATTTTATCATTTTTCTCCTTCACTCTCCATTTTTGCTCCGCAATTCGGGCAATAGTTATAATCATTATCTTTCGGCGTACCTTCAAGCAACATAAAAATATCTTTGCAATTTGAGCAGAACCAATCTTCGCAGTCTTTCATATATATCCACCGCCCTGTTTTCTGCTTTGGCTGAATACTTGGCATTTCGTTCAAAGCCTGTTCAATTCCGGTAACCGTCATTCCCTGTTCAATACTATTACCATCATATCTAACAAGATATGAATGATTTTTTATAAAATCAATCGTTGCCTGTCTGCTTATCAGATCATCACTCATATTATTTCCTCACTTTCCATCTTTGCCCCGCAATTCGGACAATAATTATTTGCATCTCCGTGATATACATATTGTCCACATTCAGAGCAATTATCGTCAATCCACCGCCCTGTTTTAGGTTGAACACTGGGTATTTGTTCAATCCATTCTTTCATCAACTCACCCATATTCGGGTGTTCTTTGATATAAGGTATGCTTTGGAGAAAAGCAATCGCCGCCTTTCTGCTTATTAGATCATTATTCATTGTTCGCCCTCCTGTTCCATCTGTTTAAAAGACTTTCTTCGCATCTTTGCCGTTCTTCATTTTTCATTATTTCTGGAAGCACGGGAGTCGATTCTTTAAACCCTATCCCGCATTTAACACATTTTATTTCGTAACCACAGTCAAACATAGTAATTGGCTCGTTTTTGCAAAATGTTTCTAACTTAACAAAGTTACCGCAGAACGGGCAAGGTTTTACCTTTTTATCCATTGTTTTTTCTCCTTTCATATTCGATTTTAATTTTCTTATATAAATCATCCCATACAGGCTTGTCAATGGTTGGGTTGCCTAAAGCTTTTTCTCCTCTTTCTCTTTGTTCGTCTATATCACGCATTGCAACATATAGGAACTTATCCGATAACTCAGATATAAGTGGCGTAATATAGTCTACTACAACGGGCGGCATATAAGTCTGCCGCCCCAAAGAATAACGCATTGCCGCTGTCAGAACACATTCAAATTCATCTGTTATCATAATTTACCCCCCCATCTGTCAATAACATTCTTTGACCCACGTCAAGAATATAATTTTCTCGGTTAGCATAAATCTTTTCATATTCCTGTTGTCCTTCGTATTCGTCAATAACCTGTTTTTCCTCTGCGTTCATTTCAGAATATGACTTTTTACCATAAGACGGCGGCAACCATCCTTTGTGTTGGCAACCGTAAATATTAAACCGCTTTAAAAGCTCCATATCCCTGAATTTTATGTGCATCGTGCCTTTTTTATAGACATCAACGTCAAAATACTTGAATTGCATCTTCTTTGTAACTTGCTTTTCTTGATAGAATTTCAACTGGTTATTCAAGTCAATATCGTAAATATATTCATTTTCGCCAATCTGTAAGAAAGCAAGGCATTTTTCAAGATCGTCAAGGATTTTGTATACATTCCTATCCGAATAATGGTAGAAATCTATTCTGCTCCAAGAATAGGCGGCTACATAAGGAATAACAACTTTTTTATTTATCTTAAAAGCCGAATTACTTTTCCATCCGTTGAAGTAATGAACATTCCCAGCAGCTTCCATTGAATTTTTGTATGATAATTGTTCAAACATATCCACTATCTTATCTTCAATTCCCTTTGCGGTTCTACTGATAATATCCATTTTGACGGCATAAATATTTTTTAATGAAAAATCTTTGTTCGCAAACTCGGATATCATACTATAGTATTCTTCTTTCAGATTTGATGTCAGATTATTCATAAATGCGGGATTATGCAATAATTGATACCAATATTTATATCGTAATGAATAAAGATACTCATTCCAATCAAGTCCCTTTTTTCCGCTTGAAAGCGTCAATAGACAACCTCTCATATATGAAGGTGTTTCTTCATTCTCAAATGTTGATGTAAGATAGGGCTTTAATGCAATATATTCTTCAATTAGCCTTTTCCCCGCTTGCAATTCCTGTTTGTAAAGTTTCACCGCCATTCTTAAAGGATCATCAGCAGATACAATTTCATTTGAGAATTCAGGTTCATTGATTTCAACATTACTTTGCTCTAACTCTTCCCAGATTTGAGATTTTTCTTTGAATGGTGCAGGAATTTCCACATGAATAATAGCAACCTCAACATCTGTTTTCCTCTCGGCATTTGAAAAAGCGTTCTGCACAAATTCTATTTCTGCATTAAATTTTTCAAGCGTATTTACAAGTAATTTCCGCTTATTTGAATATGGGTTTTTTATTGTTTCAGCATTTAAAAGACAAATAATTTTACTCCCTGTTTTTTCTGCTATTGAAATAGCTTTTAACAAATGCTCGTCTCCATTACTGAATGGTGGGTTCATAATTATAAGATCATAGTGCTTATCATCATCCCATGCCAAAAAATCATCGTTATATACTCTGTATTCCTTACTCCTGAGTATTGCACAAAGGTTACTATCTGCTTCAATGCAATCATCCTTTTCATTGTATTTTTCGCTTCTTTTACCATTTTTAAAATCCGGTAAAACAAAGCGATTTATTACACCATCAATAACAGTTTCATAAGGCATAGCCAAATCGTTTTTATAAATGTATCGGCAATAATCACGGCGTTCCAGATATTCTATCGTTAATAATAAAAAGTCAATTAAATCTCCCTTTCCTGCTGACGGTTCAAGAACTGTTTCTATCTTACCTTTGAGAAACTTACAATTCACCATTTTTGCCGCTAATTCGGGCGGCGTTGGGTAAAATTCATCGGGTAACTCTTTAAAATTCATTTTTAATATCCTTTCTGATCAATTTTTTAATATATCCACTTTTTGAAGGGACTATATCTAATTTCGATAAAATATCTTTATCCCTATTCAAGTTAAGCCTAACAGGAATAATTTTTGTGTTTTTGCGTTGCCATTTAACAATGTAAGCTTTTTTACTCTCCATATTACCATATTACCATCCTTTTTTAGTATTGTACTGCTTCTTGCCTTGTAATGAAGAAATGGATGCCTGTGGAGCATTCATTCCATCGGTTTTCGTCAAAATCTGGAACTGATACCTCTTCACCCACAGTGTAGATGAAAGACTTATCATAATTAGACCGAACAGATTTACTCTCATATTGTCTACCATCAATATATTCAATCGCCAAAACGATAGCCTTATCACACCTACATTTTCGGGTCGTTGCGCTTGACCGTTTTGCATCTTTCGGAATTTTCAACTTGACAATCGTGTTATTTGCCGCTTTTTTATAGGCGATAAATTCTCCCATTTCCGGGCAATTGATAGGCAAGAAAATATTTTTTGCGCCATTGAGGTCTGCACCTCTCAGGTCTGCATTGATAAGGTCTGCATTGATAAGGTCTGCACCTCTGAGGTCTGCATTGCTAAGGTATGCATTGCTAAGGTCTGCATTGATAAGGTATGCACCTCTGAGGTCTGCATTGCTAAGGTTTGCATTGATAAGGTATGCACCTCTGAGGTCTGCATTGCTAAGGTCTGCACCTCTGAGGTCTGCATTGTTAAGGTCTGCACCTCTGAGGTCTGCATTGCTAAGGTTTGCATTGCTAAGGTCTGCACCTCTGAGGTCTGCATTGCTAAGGTCTGCACCTCTGAGGTCTGCATTGCTAAGGTATGCATTGCTAAGGTCTGCACCTCTGAGGTCTGCATTGATAAGGTCTGCATTGCTAAGGTCTGCATTGATAAGGTATGCACCTCTGAGGTCTGCACCGTTGAAGTTTGCTCTCTTACCGTTCTCATTACCATTTAACAATTTTTTATGGTTTTCAAGAATTAATTTAAGTTCTTCTCTACTCATTTTCATAATTATACCTCCATGCCGTTTGGCGTTTTTTTGT